GGCGTTACGTGTGCGCCAACGGTCACCTCTTTTCAACAAAAGAAGTGGTCGTTGCGGGTCGGTCAAAGAATCCCGTTGGAGTATTGAGTGCGCCCGTTAACCCGCCGCGCAGTAAGAGTCTGGCACTTTAGGTCTGCCTCGTCATAAGAACAGTGAACCCATCCTGACTCTGGGTCGCCATTGTAGAACTCAAGTATCAGTTGCGTATAAGTTAGCGAGTCTCGGATGTATATAGCTAACTCGCGGTTATCCATCCCAAGCGCCTCAAAATCGGCTGCGTACCCAAAGCAGTGATGCGAGTTTGTGCTGCCACCAATCGCTTTATTTACCTCCGGCGAACGGTAGCCGCTTGTAACAATGACTGGGCCGAACTTGTCGCGCAAGGGTTGCAGGATGTTGTCAGTCAATGCTTGCAACTTTTCAATGACAAGCGCAGATGGGGTGTTAAATATGCCGTTGCGAGTTGCCGCCTCAGACTTGGTAAGTTCGTTCAGCGAGAAGTTTGCGGACAGCTTCATATAAAATCGTCTTTCTTTATTTCTATGCAGACAAGTTTAAAACTTGCAACATCTAAGTCTGTGGCCAGCTTTTGTCTGACCGCGTAATTCGTCGCCTCGCACTGGCTGGCTGTCGCTGTTAAGCTGCCGTTGGCAAACCCGCAATTGCCGCCACTGAGACAAATAAAAACAACAGGCAACCAAAAAGACATAACGTACTCCAGATTATTTCTTTGCTTTCATGTCAATGATTTTCTCAAGCGTTCGGCCGCCAAAATAAAACGACATGATTAGCATACCCCACTGGCCGAGAAGCTCAATGTAGGCTGAATTTGCGTCAAGACCGAATGCTGACATCATGGCGAACGTGAAATAGCCCACTAGGATGGCTAGGAGGGTCATAGGGCGTATATTCTTTGACAGCCAACTGTCACTACCCATATCGGATTTCAGGCGCTCTGTGAGGTTTCCTTGCTCCGTTTTGTAGAGGTCGGTTTCATTGGCCATCTTTGCCAGCTCACCGCTTTGCACAAGTGCTGCTAGTTCCAGCTGCGCATTAGCCTTGGCCGTTGGGTCTGGGATAAGTTTGTCAATCAGCTTGCCGCCAATTTCAAGTAGTCCAGCTAGTGCAATCATTTTTTTGGTGGCTTTTTGTTTTTGGCTTTTCGCATATTGCGAACTGGTAGTGGTCTAGTCATTAGAATCGCCCTTTCGTTTAAGTATAAAAAGATAAGGTTAAAGTAAAGAATTTAGCAACCATAATAATTAGATTATTCATCCCAAGTCAATACGCCCTCAATCACCATCCCAACTGAAGAAGTGTTGCTTACAGTTTTTGTACCCGTTCCTAGCAACGTCAAAGAAAATGCTGGAGGTTTGGTCGTGTTCATCAAGTTGGTAGGCCATTAAAAAGTCCCCTTTTGTCACTACAATCCATACAAGCAAAGCAATAGCGCCAATGCCTGTTACCCCTAGCAGAAACACTAAAATAACCGTCAGCACGCCTTTAATGGCTAGTTATGCTTACACGCTAACTTATTTCTACTTAGACGCCTACCGAGCCAGCCATATCATCCTGCGTCATGACCCATTCGTAACATTTAGAAAGAAAGTCATTGCCTGTCTGGGCTTCAACTTCTGCTATTGAACAGTGGTAGCGGCGAAACTCAATGTCACGAGTGTCTTCATCAGTTGGTGCAGTCGCATAACCAGCTACATCAATCATAACAGTGTGTCGGCTGTCTGCATCACGAGTACGAGATATAGCCGCTGTAACAATGCGAAAGTAAGCGCCTGTGAATGGCACGCCATACTGTGAGTTAGATAAGTCTTTTTCAATAGCCATTTTGGGTTCCTTTAAGTGTTAATCTTCAGCTTCGCTGGTGGTGATAGATGCGGTCCAGCTTATGGTAGTTGCAGCCTCGCCTGTGACCGTAATAGCCAAGCAGTTATTTGTGTCGTCCGCCGTCAGTGCCATGCCCCAAGATGGGGTGTTATCAAGGACTGTCACGGCAGAATTAACCAGAGTAACTGTACCACTATTGTTGACGATTAAACCCTCCACCTTCCACGCTGCACAGTTAGCTGTTGATGCCTGTTTTCCCACAACAGTACCAGAGAACGCAAAAGCTGTGTTACTCTGTAAGTTGATACCGTTAGTGGTGGCAGCAGTACCGTTTGTCGTGGTCATTTGCTCAGGGGTTGCATCAGCCGTTATCTGACGTAAAAGATTAAAGCCCGTTTGATGGTCAGGGTCTCCGTTTGCAAATGTCAGTTTCCCAACAGAGTTGGAGGTTGCCCCGTTGCCGAGAGAAACTGCGCTTTCGTGAGTGGAGCTTGAGAACGGACCAAAAGCCACTGCGTAGGTTGTAGAGGCTGTCGCAAAGCTACCCCAAGCAAAACTGTTTGTACCAGAGGCTGTTGAACCACTAGAACCCCCTAAAGACGTTGCCGAGATTCCTGAAGCTGTTGCCCCATGCCCGATTGCTTGCGACCCATTTCCCGTAGCCTTAGAAAGCTCCCCAATAGCCACAGAGTTAGCCCCAGTAGCACCATAGGCTGATGCGTTGTTTGCTATAGCTGCTGCGAAGCTGTTTGTGCCAGAGGCGTAGGATTTGGCAATAGCTGTTGCACCAGTCACATTAGAGCCAACTTGCGCTCTACTGCCCAACGCATTTGACTCAGTGCTGCCGGGGTTAACGGTGGCTGAAAACCCTAATGCAATTGAACTAATCCCGTATGCTTGAGAGTACCCGCCTAGAACTATCGCTCTGATATTTGCGGCATTTACGTTTCGGCCGATAGCAATACTGTCCAACCCACTTGAAATACTTTCACTACCTATAGCAACAGCATTAGTACCAGTAGCAGAAGGTGTAGTTGGAGTGACAGGGTTTTCAGCATACAACTCAAGGGCTGTACCACTTGAAATTACAACGTTACCAGAGCCTAAAAGTGTGCCACCGTTTATGGTCTTGATGTTTGTGCCGCTGACTAAGGTTTCTTGGCGAGCATTGGCTTTGTTTGTAGCGTCAGTAGCTGCTGCGTTTTGCACTGCTGTGTCTGCGTTTGCTTGCGCAGTAGAAACGGGTTTGTTAGCATCAGAAGTGTTGTCAACGTTGCCAAGGCCAAGGCTTGCTGCCGTTTGGTCGCCTGTGTTTGTGCCAGCCACATTTGCGTCCGCTTCAACAGTCAAAGTTTTAGGCGTTGCGCCAAGAGTGGCTGTAAATCCCACTAACTGCGAAGTTAGTCCAACCCCAGTAGCACCTGTAGCACCTGTATCACCTTGAGGCCCAGCAACAGTTGAGTCTGCCCCCGTTGCACCAGTTAAGCCTTGAATACCTTGGATGCCTTGGGCACCTGTCTCACCTGTCTCACCCTGAATACCTTGGGTTCCTGTTAAACCTTGGATGCCCTGAGCACCAGCCTCACCCGTCTCACCTTGAATACCTTGAATACCTTGAATACCTTGGATGCCCTGAGCACCTGTAGCCCCTTGGGTTCCTGCATCACCTTGGACGCCCTGAATGCCTGTCTCACCTTGGATGCCCTGAGCACCTGTCTCACCTTGGGCACCTTGGGCGCCAGTCAATCCTGTCTCACCTTGGATGCCCTGAGCACCTGCAACCCCCTGGGCTCCTGTATCACCTTGAGGCCCAGCAACTGTTGAGTCTGCCCCCGTTGCACCTGTCTCACCCTGAATACCTTGGGTTCCTGTGTCACCTGTCAATCCTGTCTCACCTTGGATGCCAGTCTCACCTTGAATGCCTTGGATGCCTTGGGCGCCGGTTAAACCCTGAATACCTTGGACACCTTGCTGCCCAGTAACTCCAGCGGTTAAAATTTCAACGAATTGGTTTTCAACCGTCTCAATAATTGTCACTTGGTCTGTCATCTTGTAACCTCTTTGCTTATTGTGATTGAGCCTTGGGCCAACCTGGTAACAGTGCCGCTGGCGTCTTCTAGCTCAAGGTCGTAAACGCCTGAAAGCCAATCAAGTGCCGATGTTTCATGAGAGGTTAAGCTCAAAGTAATTTTTCCATTTACAGCGTCGATAACGATAGCACCGTTTGAGGTGTTCGCTTCAAGATATATGGTCGCGCTTCTAGCAGTTGGCCTACTCTGAAGCCTTGCGCTATAGCCAGTCAAGTTTATCACCGCTCCTGAGCTGTCTTTCCAGACAAAAACTTTGGCTAATGTTGCGCCTTGCTCAATAGTGAAGTTGTGTGTTACAGCTGTCATTTTTGCACCTAATAAATTTACACGTCGTTAAAAAGTTCCACGCTTTGCAATAATCCAAACTATGCCAACTACAGCAATAAACCCTGTTAAAACTGATATGCCAATCAGTAAGCCATTTACCCACGACCAGACCAACTGCCTGCGCTTGTAGATAGCTAAGGCTTTGTTGCGAACCTCTTGCTCACGCTCGCGTTTTTTTAAAGACTGATATTGCAAAAAATCATCGTATAGTCCTGGGCGTCCTGTGTAGATAAGCACCTCTTTTAACTCAGCTTCAGCTTCACGCAAGGATTCCATTGCCCAAAAAGCATCTGAGTCACTGCCCTTGGTTGATGCCTTTTTTGCAATCTCAGCCTTGAGGCCAAAATACTCCCCCAGCTTTGATGCGCAATCGGCTAGTTCAGAACCATTTTTTAGCGCTGTTTTTACCGCCGCAAAGCATGCATTAGCAACCGCTAATTCAGCCAGCATTACCTGAAGTGACCTAAAGCCCAGGCAAGGGCGCCACCCAACATGCTCGCGATTGTCATGCCCATCCAAAACCCACCGCGCCCTTTGTTTGCCAGGGCAAGCAGCTCTTTAATGTCTGTGTCCATCGACTCCACTTTAGTTGTCAAGTTCTCAACTTGAGCAATCAAACGGCCGTATTGCACTGGGTCGATGTTTTCCATTTAAATATGGTCTCCACTGGGGTCGTAAGGGTCTAACAAAGGTTCAAACCACACCGCTACAGCTTTGCGCCAGCCAGTGCTTGTTGCGTTGTGACGCTTTAAACGAGCAGTTACCGTCATTTCTTTAGGCCACTCAAGCAATAACAACGTTAAAACCATTGCGTTGATTATAAAGTCAACCAGCCACCCCGCAAGCAAAATCGGGTAACCGAACACCATGGCGGTCTTGGTCATCAAGCCAGCATCCTTAACCCTCTTTAAGTTCATTACAGCAAGGTAGAAAATCCAAAGAACGTAGAAGCCAAAGGCGCTAGCTGCAATGTAATAACCTAAGAGGGTAAGATAGTTCATTGAGGATACTTAGCATTTACTTCTACTTTACTCATTAAACCCCTTGTGGCATTGCCGCCTTAATTGCGTCTGCGGTAGTTGCCGCATTGATGGCTGTTTGCATATCGTCATACTTGGTGCGGACAACAGCACGAGCTTCTTCGGCTGCTACGGCTTCTGAGGGAATGGTTGCTTTAATGTCCAGTGGAGCAAACTCAACTAAACGAGCAGCGCGGCGAACATCATGTGCAATGTCTTTGGCTTTACCTATATTCACTGTAATCATGTCATCTCCCATGCGTTGCGAAATGTGCGGTCGGTTGGAATGTCGGAAACGTCCACGATGCTGTAGGGCTTGCCGGCGGGTACGTCTTTGGCTGCAATCTCTTCGATGGTTAAGCCGCAGTCGGCTGGGACAATGATGGCAACGCCACCTTCGTTTGTTTGATAGATAATTCTTTTCATTTGTCTTCCTTTATCTAAAAATATGTACGTTTACTGCTACAAAATCTTCAAAGTTTACGGGATTCATCGTTCTGACTCTCTGTGCCGATACAGTACCTGTATTTTGCCCGAATAGACCGCCTATTCCAAATGCGCCTTCCCCTACTCGGTTACAGGTAGTTACATTAGTAGAATAATTTACATCTTGCATTGCAGTAGCAAAATTAACCGTGTAATCACCAACACCGTTATCTGTAATACTCGACACGTTCCCACTGGCTCGAATCGCCACCGTGCCAGTGCCGTTGAAATTAACCCAAGCCCGACAAGCATAAATAGGTGCAGAGCCTGTGGCGTTTAATGCTGTTTTTATATTTGAAGCATTAGCGGATAAGTTTAATTTGGCATCTGTAACAACTGTGTTATCAATTGTAAAAGTAGCGCCAGAGCCAGAGACGGTAATATCACCTTTATCGCCATCAAACAAGCCAACAACAATGTTGCCAGACCCAAGCAACGATGTGCTGTTTACAGTTTTAATGTTGGTGCCTGAAACTAAATTTGCCTGCACATCAGTACCAATTACAAGGCCAAAGGCGGTTCGTGCCCCTGATGCCGTAGCCGAACCAGTGCCGCCTTGTGCCAACGCAAGGTTAAAAGTATCTGCGGCTTGGTCAAAGCTGCCAACGGTTATCCATGCGTCATTGTCGGCGTTGCGTTGCTTAAGCAGGTTTGGTGCCGCAGATGTATCAACCCACCATTGATGGGCGAACATAGTGGTTGGCTCTGCTGCTCCCGCGTTGTTGCTCGCCAATGCTGGCAGAGCGTTGTTTAAATCCTCACGAAAAGCAGGAAAACCCTGGTTCGCAATGTTCATATCGTGCTGTGACATTAGCTTAACTCCACTCCGTAGCCTTTGGCTACATAATCAAAACTTCGGCTGACAGCCGTACCAGATGAATTTTTAAAAGTTATTGTAAACCCCGTGCGAGACTTTGAGGTGATTTCGTAGTAGTCGCCTGTCTGCATATCCTGGGCGCCAATACCGATTGCAGGCGTTTCCCTAAAGCCTTGCGAAAACGTTACAACCTTTGCGCCAGCACCAGAAACAACATCATTCCCAGATACAGTGCGGTCTGGCATATCTACATTAACGCTCAACTGAGTAACTTTGGGTGTCGCTTGTTGGTCTGTCGTGCTTAACTTGGCTCTAAACTGAATGGCGCGAGCCCTTATGTCAGCAACTGCGAACGATTGCCAAGCCGACCAAGTAGGCGTGCCGCTTGGGTTGTCTTGGGTATGCCTTACCTCTATTTGTACGTCTGTATCGTCAAAAGCGTTTACATCGCCTTCAAAGTCGCCTTGCCGGTCATCAAACAAACCTTCGGCGGAGTCAAACAATACAACATAGTCTAAGCGTGTGTGTTTAACGTAGGCTGTGCAACGTGATATGTAAATTGCGCCCAAGTCAACGGCAGTTGCAAAGTAGTAGTAGCCAAATGCATCTACGTTACCGGAGCCGCCATCAAATAAACCACTTGCGTCATCAAAATTACCCGATACAGCGTCAAACAATAAACTCGTGTTCAGCACCAATGCATCGTCGTCGTCTAACTCTACTGTGTCGTCAAACGTGCCGTTAAAATCTGGCGCTTCGTTTATGGTCTGCACAAAGTTAAGAGACTCAACCGCCGCAATGTTTGTGTCTAAAGCAATACTTGTTGGAGTGATGGATGCCAAGCCTAGCTTATCCACAGCTTTAACAAAGTAAGTTCCGTTTCGTGCTGGCACAAATACAGAAGTTGCTGGGCGAGATACTTTTTGAACAAGAGACACCGAGTTTTCGTAGCTACCACCACTGTCTGGTGATGCGTAGCGAACTCGGTAGTACGACAAGTCAAGGTCTGGAACAGCGCTCCAAGTCAGCAAATATTGATTGCCGATTAGGTTGCCAGTGAGGTTGGTAACGTTCTCAGGTGGTGCAGTCTTGCCAACTACCTGGTGGTCAACGGTTGCCCAGTCAGACTTAACGGCAATGCTGTTTACGGTTCTAGCACGAACCGAGTAAGTCCGGTCATCTTGCACGTTGACTTGCTCAAATACGCTACCGCCAGACTGGCCCATGTTGACCCATTCTGTCGTGCCCTCTAGTTTAGATTGCACCTCAAAACCGATGGAAAAGCTGTTACCACTTGACACTCTGGCAAACAAAACCGCGGTTACATCCTCGTTATATGCCCTCAGTTCATCACTAACCAATAATGTCGGTGGCGTTGTATCAAATGGGTCTGGTAGGTTAGATTGTGCACTGGCAGGCTGCTGTTTGTCGCTGACCCAAGGGTAAACCGCTGCAATGTGTTCAACCATAGAAACAGATACCGTGCCTTCGTAATTCAGCACTAGACGGGTAACGCGGAATTCTTTAGCGTTCCATGCTGGCGTTGGATGCGTGACCGTGACAATATCACCAACCACACAATTTAGCGCCTCAGAGGTGGCTTCTAGCTCCAAACGGATACCAGCAAGCCTAGACGCTAAAACGGCTGTCTTTGCAATGTTGCGCGCTTGGTAGTAGCTTGTAACTGTCGTTAAATTGATTTCCGTACTCAGTTCAATATTTGAATCTTCGGTTAAGTACGTTGTTGCTTGTGCGCTGTCAGCGTCAGGCCATATCACTGCGTCTGCCTGCCAGTTTGTTCCAGGGTTAACAAACTTGGCTGTGACTTTATTGAACTTTGACGACTTGCTAGAGCCGGTCATGCTAAAGCCGCCAATAATGTTGTCGGTCGTAAAATCAAACGTACTAACTTTATCCTTTTCAACAAACAAACGATACTGCCCATTTTGGTAAGGCATGATGCCTTGCATACCAGATAGAAATACTTTAACGTTGTCAAACAACGGTTTACTAGTAAGAATTAAAGCATTACAGGAAAACGCCTTAACTTCATCGCCGCCGTCGTATGCCGGAACAACTACGTCGCAGTCGTTGGCTGCCGCGCTAAATGTTGTGTCGTCAATTACATCTACCGGCAAACCTTTGCCATATCGAGCGTTTGTTAAATAATCACGTAAGCACAATGCTGGATTGCTTGAGTAAGCGGTTGTGCTTGTTCGCGGGTCGTAAACCTTGCGGCCTTCAACTTCAGCGTTAATTGTCGGCAAACCGCTAAATACGTCTGAATTGTAAGTTAGGCGTATGCCGAGGTAAGCAATGCCGTTTAGAGTATCACTAGCACCCCAGCTAGGTGCGTCAACTAGCACACTGCTAGCGACCTGACCGTCAGTGCCTAGTTTTTTATCAATGCTGACCTTGCTAAAGTACTTGCTACCAGAGGCTAACAGCTCGTCGTTAATGTAAATATCGCCAATGCTGTTCACCTCGCCTTCAGCTAGCACTAAACACATATATAGGTAAGTATTGGACGAACCGCTTGTTTCGACAAATACTATAGTGCCACCTACTTTACGCTTGCCGTAGATAACAGGGATTGGCTCAATGCTTGACTGCTTATTGACAAGTGCGCCACGGGCTTCATTGTCAACGTTTCCCATATTCGGCACATCAGGCTGCGGAACCAGCCAAGAAATAACGTCACCGACAACACTGGTTACAGCCCTAACAACTTTACGGACAACGCCAACAACACTTTTGACTATTTTACTCATTAGGCAACCTCTTTAGTCATAACAGTAGCCATTGTTTTATATCCAAACTTGCGGGTAAATGTTTCAGGGTTTCGTTTTGTTGCAAACAATATAGTGTTGCAGCCGTTTAGCTTTGCTAGGCGCATAAATTCAGCGTCCCACCATAGCCCCTCACCGTAGCACTGAATGATTGTAAACTGCCGGCCGTCTATTTGGTAGCTTGCAAAGCCGTGCTCGTTTTCAATGTAGTTGTCAGACTCTATAGTGTCGTCGCCAGAGCGCAGCAAATAATCAACGTGGCTGGAGTTTACGCTTTGCCCCATTTTATATCTTTGATGCTGTTGGCAGCGTACCTGAACCCCGTATCGGCTGGGAAAAAGTATTGCTGCGAGTTTGTGTTGGTCAACCTTCCAGCTTTACGCTCAAAGTCTGCCCAATGCGACGCACAGGAAACCGTAATGACAGAGCTGCTTTCGTTGTCTTGCAAACTGTAGCCGGTTAACTGCCCGTCAAAAGTTAAAATGGCATCACCAATAATCTCGCCAGCGTCATCTAAGACCGCCTTCCATATTCTTGCCCTGCGGTTGATGTATTGCTGATTTAAAAACACAGACACATAGGCCTGGTCAACGCCGGACAAAGTTATTTGCACCGTGCCAACACGCAGTTCTTGCGTTTCCTGCGGCTGTCCTATGCTTAACAAGTGTCCGACCGGCTCAAATGTATTGCCGTTTAGTTGCACTTCATGGAAATTGTCGGTGATGTACGCGACCGTTGGAAATTCAATCTGCACCAAGTGACAAAGCCGTATTGCGTCAGCCTGTAGCGCAGCAATGGTTGATGCGTTTATTGAGCGCGTCACAGCACTTCTTCCATGTCAATCTCGTAGGTGTAATACTCAAACTGGCTTAAAGAGTAAGACTGTACATCGTTGGTCATTCGCATGGTAAACGAAACGCTGTTGTAGGTCATGGTCTCATTATCAGAAACGGCACTTATAAGGGCTGGCTCAATGCTGATATCGCCAGCCCCGTCGCGGTCAGCCGTAACGATGTAAACCTTGCCATGCCCAAATTTAACAAAGTCGCCAGCCTTTATGTCACCCGTAAAACCGTCTACAGGCACGCTGGTAACACCCGCACTAGTTGACCCATTGACCAACGCCGTACCAGTCGCAGAACCGCTTGTAGAGCCTATTACAGGTGGCACAATGCCAAACGTGCCCAACATACCCTGCTGAGACGTTACAAACGCAAACACCGGCTGGAATTCAGCACGGGTCATTGGGTTGTACTTGGCGCTAAAAGCCCACTTCTGCCCACCAATAGAGCGAACCTGCACACGTCCGCTAACAGTTGTGCTTTTTACGTTGTTGTGCGTGCTTTTTAGGTTAATAGCCTGAAACTCAGGCGTTGTTGGGTATGTGCCGGCCATTATGCAATTGCTCCGCGACCTTGGTCATATAGTGCTGTGTTAATCATGTTGATGATTTGACCGCGCCTTGAATCCAGCAAGTCGTCAAACCCTTGCGCGTCTACAGTGCTAATTTGAAATGTGATATTAGCCTGCTTTACGCCGCCAGAATCACCACTGCTGCTATTTCGTATCTTTTCATTTGTCGTAATCCGGCCACTGCCACCCATTGTTAAGACCTCTGGGCCCCGCTCGCCAACCACGTAAGACTCGCCACCACGCACCTGACCGCCAAGAGCGCGTCCTGTGAGCGATTTGGCAGCGTAGCTAACACCAGCACCCAGAATAAGCGCAGCAGCACCAGCGCCCAGCGCAGGCCCAATAATAGGAATGCCCGCTAAGGCCTTGTAAGCACCCATAGCAGCCGCATAGCTGTCGGAGACAATCTTAGCCGCGTTCTGTCGTTTCTCAGCACTAGCAAGATTTACAGCCAGCCTGTAGGCGGTCTTTTGCTTTTCGCTTTTGCCTTGCAGTAAGATATCTTCAAAGGCCAGTAACTGGCTAGTAGTCTGTGCAGAGCGTGCCTTATCTTCTTCGGCTGACTTGTCTTTAATAGCCCTCAACTTGTCCTGGCGCTCCAATTCCAGAGCTGCCATCGCTTCATTTACTTGTTGGCCAGTTAGCAGTGTGCTGTCGAGAATGATTTGTGAGCGCCTTTCGTATGACATACGAATCTGCTCCTCCTCGGACATTAGGCTTTCGGCAATCTGCACGGCACGCTGGTCGGTAGCTGCTTGCTCGGCTTCTGCTTTGCGAGCTTCACCGTCAGTAATCTGCTTTATTTTCTCATCAAGCCTGTTCTGGTCTTGTGTTTTTCTTTGGGCGCTCTGTTCTTCTATCTTCTTTTGCTTTTCAGCCTCAACTGTGGCTTTCTTAATTGCCTCTTGCTCGGCTGTGTATTGAGCAATGCGTTGTGCCGACAACAATATCGATTGCGTCTGCGTTGCGTTAGCCCCCATTTGAACAGCTTTGTACTTGGCTAGTTCAATAGTGTTTAGGCTAATCGTTGCCGCCTGCTCTTGCATACGTTCAACGTAACGCTTGATATCTTCAATTTGCCGCTTTGTCTCTGTGGTTTCCTCTTTTTTCTTGCCGGTAAGCAAGTCGACCTTCTCGCCAGCGTCAGTTATTTTCTTCTCGTAATCCTCAACTGCCTTTGCCAAGTCTTGAGTTATAACAGTTTGTTCTTTTATGCGGTCTGCGTTATCACCAAAAAGGCGGCCTAATGCAGCAACTTCATTCCTTGAGGCAATGTACTGGAGTTTTAGTTCGTCCAGCGTCTCAATATGGTCTTCCATCTCCTTAGTCAGTTCACGAATGTAAACTGCTCGCGCCGCTTCACCAAGAGCTTCAAAGTTCTCTGTTAGCCCTTCAATTTCCGCTTTAAGGTCTTTTGCTGATTGAGTGCCTTTGCTAAATGAAGCCACAAGCAGGCTGCCGACAGCCGCGCCAATTGCGATAACCGCACCAAAGATAGCACCACCTGGGCCAAATGCACCAGCGATTTGAGAGCCCTGCTGACCAAACACAACCATTGCGCTTGTGCCCGACTGCAATTGCACCGCAATATCCTGTACTTGGAATCCTAACTGGCCAGCAGTGTATCGCATCTTGCGAACCGAGTCAGATGTTTTTTGGGTTGACTTGCTAAATTCCTTGGTAGCATTATTCGCACGCTTACCAGATTCGGTAACGTCGTCTAGGGCTTTCCCAGCGTTAACTAAGTCGCCCGTGTCAGCCTTAAATAAGAGGGTTGCTACTTCGGTGGCCATATTGGTTCTGCGTTCCTGTATTTAGCCAAGCCCATCACAGCCTCGACTTCCCAAGCGTCTAAACGGTTACCCGTCAGTTCCATGTATCGATGCATCTCATTGTAAGTGTAATCAGTCAGGCTGGTGTACACATTCCAACAGTCGTTATGCTCAGACCTTAACTTGGGCGCGTTGGCTAACTCGGCTGGCGTAGACCCTCGACTTTTGGCCACCTGTTGCAGAGCTTCGTATCGGCTAATCTTTGAGCCTTCGGCGCGGTCGTTTATCCAAAAACACCACCGTCCGAAGATTACAAACTCATCAATTAGCCGGTCGTAAAATTTGCCCTGCGCGTCAGAAAGTCGATCAACTGGCTAACAATTGCCGGTGAATCTGCGTACAGCTTGAGTGCGTTCTTTTTGTTGAACGGGTACGGCTCGCTGTTATCAACGATGCCACTCCAGTCCATCGTAACAGCCACCAGCGCGTCAATGTCCATCTTGTCATAGTCAAGGTCTATATCTTTGCCACCACTCTTTGCCGCAATGATTTGGCTTGTCTGGGTCTTTTTGGCGTTGCGCCACTCTTTTGAGTCAGAGCCTTTTATTTTAATGAATACATCAGTTGGCGAGCCGTCCACGGGCGAGAGGATATTACACTCCGCGCCCGCTTCGTGGCTTTCAACCGTGCGTAGGCTGTTTAGTTCCATGCTTAAGCGTCCGTGCGTGTGACGACAATTTGCGATGCGTCGCCAGATGAGTACAGAGCAACAAACTCCATTGACACTGTGACTGCGCCCTCGCCTGATACGTCAGGTTGACCGCTGTTGTACTTCACGTTTGGAATATCAATCTCGTAGTCATTACCAGCAGTGTCGGTCAGCGTTAGCACGACGGAACTAGACGTCTCGTTGATAAACTTTTCGTACAGCGCTTTGCTGTCAAAGTAGCTGGTCAATGTGCCTGTGGCTCGTGACTTGCCGATGCTTGGTCGGTTAGTGGTGGATGAACCAATGCTAAATAATGGTTCGATGCCGTTCTCAATACTCAGTTCTAGCGACGTAACCGTCGCGATAGTTGAACCGCCCTCTGTGATTGAGCCGGTGAATGAGTCAAATGGTGTGTTGCCACTATCAGCGCTGTAAGTGCTAGTTGCAACTTGCGTAGTATTCAGGGTCAAGTCTTTGCCCACCACACCCCAGGTTGCAGTCACCATGCTGTTAGGCGCAACCGCTAAAGCAAGGCTGTTCATTTCCACGCCGGTATACCGATGGTACTCAGGAGTCGCCAAGTCGCCAAATTTGCGCTCAAACGTAAACGAACGACGGGTAGTGCCTGCCTTTAATACGTCGGTTGTCCATGAGCCACACATGACGGCCTCCAACAGCACGTCAAAGGCTGCGTACTCCAACTCAGAACTAATCTCACCGCCAATGGTTTTGTTGCCGTGTCTAAAGTCCTCAATCTGGCGGTCGCCTCGTAGCTTTTCGCTTTCGATTGCGTCCTTGGTCATTGCCATATTCGTACCCGTGTGTGGAACAGGTGTCCAAGTCGGTGTCGACGGCGTTGTGCCGTAGGCCGATTCTGCAACGTAGTGCAGTGAATGTTGTGCGCCGTTTGCGATTGCCATTTGAGTTACCTCGCTTCTGTGTAAGTTTGAAATGATACGGACACTGGCACAAAATGCCAAGCACCCTCAAAGATTGCAGGCGCAATCGATACGGAGCGCACCCGAACGTTAACGCCATTATATGACGCAACCGTCCCGCGCTTAAAGTGGTCTGCCACTGCGTCCACCACTGTTGTGCGACCGCTGTTGGCTTTGTAAACAACGTCAACCTGATAAATGCCGTTTGTCTCGTCTAAGCCGGTAGCACCTAAGCCACTTTGCAGCGTGTCAGCCGGTAAAAAACTAGGGCGCAAGTAAGTTGCGCCACCTGTAGGTGCGTATTCAATGTTAGGCCACGCAATAGGGTTGCCACCAGCCAATATTGATAGGCGAGTGTCCAATGCGGCCTGAATGTCATTAAAGTGCGTACTCATTGCCTTGCCTTATTGATTTCAAGTTGCACACGCTGCAAGTTAATACGCAAAAACCCGCTAGGCGCTTGCTTTGAGTAACCGTACTCTAGCCGCCTAGCATAGGGCAAGTTATTTGCTAAATAAAATGTTTGGCCTAGCTTTAAACCTTGCACGGTTACAGCAACGTCATTTATTGAGCCAGCTCCCGTGCTGTCTAAACGGCTTGTTGTTGACGGAGCCGGCGAACCAATAGATGCCTGCCAGTTGCCGCGAAACCTACCCGTATCAACGGGACTTTCTTTAATGATGCGCGAAGACAAGCCAAACAATGTCCCTCGCACCTGCTTCTCTGTAAAGCCTTTGATGTTCAGCACTGCTTTGTCTAAGTCAGTTGCAAAGCTCATACGCGAACCTGTAAATTGCAGGCTACAACAACGTCAGCCGGTTTAATCTCAGATACCGATATAACGCGATAGGTTTGGCTTTCAATGCTTGCCGTGTCGCCCACTGCGTAAGCATGGCCTTCACACAATAAACGTCTGTCGTTTTGCTCAATGGCTTGGTCTGCACGCTCTCGGCTTGTGTACTCAAAAATACATGCGTACTTGTCAAATGTGGCTGTAGTTTGCGACACCGTGCCAGTCGCAGGGTTGTATGTGCCGTTTGTTGTGCGCGTAAATGTGTAAGACTTGCCGAACTTCTCTAGCAAAGCCTTTGCGTTACCAGCTAGCAGCGAGTAGTTATACACGGCTAACCATTCCCATCGGCCTAGTTATCTTGCCAAGCGCAAATGTAAGCGCAGGCGTAACGGTTCGGTTTGAACTGTTGTCCGCATAGGTCACGGAAATGTCGCCAACAGTCTCAGATGTAGTTTTACGAGCCTCAGTCTCGAACTGGCTGTACCCGTCTGCCTGCACCTTGGTCGCCTCGTAGGTGGACGTTTTGACCTCTTTGGGTATCTCTGTCGCGTCGGCATAGTAGCCGTCAATTTGCGCTTCGGTTCGAGGCCATTGCAAAAACTGGTTTTCGTTGGCCTTGTTGCCAATGTAGGCGATTCGCTCTAGGTAGTCCATAGCTCGCAAAATCTGTTGCTCGACCGTGGTGTCGTCGGCTGAATAAGTTAACCCGCGTGCGTCTGCCCATGCTTTGAACTCAGCAAGGGTAACGTAGCTGTTGGCGTTTTGCACCAGTGAGCCATCTTCCACAATCAAGGCCATGATTAAACTTTCTTGTAACCGCCCAAGGCGTAATTGGCAACTTCATCGGGGTGAACGTCGGCTGTCTTACCGTCATCGCGCACCATTTTTACAATCTTCACTTTTTCGGCTTTGGCATCGGCTTGGCGGGTTTCGGTGGTTTGGCTGGCTTCACTTTGTACTGCTTTAGTGCTTTCGGCATTTTTTATTCCTCGCATAATTAATCCCAAGAAAGGGCTAGCCCCGAAAGGCTAACCCGTTTTGCTTTAGCCCAACAACACAGCGATGTGTTCAGGCTTCCATGCTTTGACACCCCATGAGGCAGCGACCTCAATCATTGTCTTGCGGTAGCCTTTGTAGACTCGGACTTCAAACACCATGCCGGTGAATGGGTCTTGAATCAACATAGAGTCGGTTGCAGTATCACCGCCATCTGGCACTGCTGGAGCGCGCATAGCGATTTCCAAAGCAGTACGGTGGAAAGCAACGTTTGCAGTAAAGTTGTTGCCAACAGTAATTGCAGCGTTGTCAGCCAGTGCGATGCGTGAGCCTGGATTGCCGATTGCGAATGAGCCACCTGAGAGTGCTGTGTTTACAACGTACTTGTTGGTGTCGCCAGCAAAGGTCAAAATGTCACCAGCGATGATAGTACCCGAGCCACCGTCAGCAGCGATGCTTGTTTGGCCAACAGCGTGGGCTGCATCGTTTACTAAGTAGCTTGCGCCTGTACCTTTGGTGTGTGAGCGAACTTGTGCTGACTCTTTAATCATCAAGCCTTGCAAGTCGAGCAATGTACCCTGGCGCAGCATATCGATACCGCCGGCTTCGTTTGCTTTTTGCAACTGAGCCAATTGGCGCAAGTTAGTACCAGCCAAAGTGCCCAAGACCATAGAGGCTTGACCGTCGTTGCTAGGCATACCGTTGTCAACCAGAATCTGTCGCAACTCAGCTACTTCGCTAAAGTTAGAGCCGAATGGCGTTGTGCCAGCAGTACCAAAAGCGCGTGATGCGTTACGGTAAGCCTCGGTAGCCAAGTCAACTTCCATCTCGTTAGCTAGTGTGCGCATAGCCTGCTTGATTTGGTCACCGTAAACAGTCTCAAAACCGATACCGTTGTTCAAATGACGCACATCTTCGCCAGTGTATGGAATCTGCACGGCGCGAGCCTTGCTGATAACCAACGTTTTGTTGTCCACGGTCTGGTCTGTACCTTCGGGGATAGTCATAGACTCAGCCACGTTTACAGCGGTAGCTGCGCGTGTGAATGAGGCACGGACATTATCACCTTTGGCGGCACGCTCAGAGCCGTTGGCATTGATTGTTGCTGAAGGGATGAAGCCGACTAACTCGCGGCCCACTACGTCAGCGGCTTTATAAATGTCCGCTGCAAGGTTGTCTAATACGTTTGCCATTGTGATGTTCCTTTGAAAATGGTCAATCTGAAATTACTTTACCGCCATCTTTAACGAATTTGGCGCGTTCTGATTGTGCCATAACGTCAAAGTCTGAGCGACTAACTTGTTTTCGACCACCATCGGCTCCGCCTTGTGACCGTGAGGCTCCGCCTCCGTTTGCTTGTGACCCGTCCACTAGGAACGGGTACGCAGTTTTAATTGTAGCAGTCAAGTCGTCCAAAGTGGAAACTGTTAATTGACCGCTATCGTCTAGGACTTTAATCCCATCGTCCGTTAATGTCAAACGGGCTGTAATTTGTTGCTCAAGCAATGATGCCCGTGCCGTGTCTTTTGTCAAACCAGCGGCAATCTTCGCAGCGGTTGTTTTAATCTGTCCGCGCTTAATGTTGGTTTGCAATTCCTCCATCTTAGACTTTAACTGTTCGGCTTCATTCTTTTGTGCCTCAAACAATTGTTTGTAGTCGTTGCTTGCTTTAGCCTTTTCTTCGGCTTCTGTTTTAGCTAAGTTAGCAGCCTCGTCTCGTTCGCGTTGAACCCGCTTTTTCTCGGCTAACAATTCATCATTCTTGGCTTTTAAGCCACCAATGCTTGTTTCAATCTGCGCCTGAGTATGTGCAGTGACTGCCTCGGCAATCTTTGCCTTAACTTCATCTGTTAGCTCTAAGTCTTTAAGAAAGTCCATTTTTTAACCTCTGGTCTAAATGTTGTGGCTCTGCCACAGTTACAAACCCGCATCCTCAAAGGCTTGCGGTTCTAATCGGCGCAGTTCATCAAGCGTCAAGGTCTGGCCTTGGCTATCAACAAACCGGCCAATACTTAGCTTGCCTTCGCGAAACAATTGACCGCGTGACTTGCCTAATACTGAATCCTGAAAACTTGCTGGCTGGCGCTTTAGCCATTGCTCATAAGTCGTGTTAGCACTGACTTGTTTAGCGCCTTGTGCACCCACTGCTGGCCGTTTGCCCGCCACCTTGCTACCCAAGTCAAACTTAGGGTCAACAACAGGGATAACCGTAGACCTACAGTTAAAGTGCGCTGGCGGGTACGGGCTTTCAGGCGCAAACGGGTACACCAATCCGTCGCGGTTCATGCATATAAGGCTTGTGCGTGCATCTAGTGTGGAAACCCACTCGTAGCCGTTGAATAGGTCTTGATTCTCAATCATCGTAACGTTACGGGCTTGTATAGACACATGATTAGCAATTGTTCTCACAATAGTGCCTGCCTGGTTCTTTTGCAAGGGCGCTAACGTCTTAACCGCCGATTGTATCGTGCTATTTGTGTCGCCCAGTGATATTCCGTCTCGTATAGCCTGGACTATTTGCTCAGACTTTTTACGGCCAAACACCTTCAAAGCATCGCGTATTGTGTAGCCCTCTCTTGGTGCAACGTTCATTATTGACGTAAAGATACTCGCCTCAAGCTGCGCCATGCTAGGCAATACGGCGCTAGTTCGCACTGTGTTGTCAAACATGGTTTTACTAAATTGCGCCTCGTATTCGGCAAAGTCTAATGATTCCTGTATTACTGTTTCAGCTAAATCACCGTTTAACTTGTCAAGCAATAGTTGCAAGTCCATCAATATAGCCTGTTGCCTAGCGCGTGAAAGGCTTGTCAGCTCGCTACCAGATAACCGGCCTGATACTTGCTGTATAAGAGATTCAATAGCTTGCGCCGCCTGTTGCTCACGGCCAGCCGCGTACATCTGCACAAATACTTGGTGGCGTGTTGCCGCGTCAATTAAGGCGATATTGCTTGACATTAAATCAGAGGGTTAGCTGTTCCACGTTCTTCTTTAACCATCTCTAACGTGCGCATAGGGTCTACAACACCTGCACTCTTTAAACGGTCGAATATGTCAGCCTCGCCAATAATATCTCTGTCTAACAGCGTAACCATAGACATAATCAATTGCGGGTCAACCGACTTGTCGTAAAACTCGTTGTTGATTTTAAAGCGTACATCGTCATTTACTGGCACACCCATAAACTCAGCTACCCAGTTAACGCATACCTCTAGCGCCTCGGACAGGTTGCCAACCAAGTCGCCTAGCACTGAATTCTCAGAAGCAAAGCGTATACGCGCACCTTCCGCCGTCTCGTTGCCCGTGCGGTCAGTAATAATTCGCGCACCAATAGCAACCATCGCAAGCTCTTTAGACTTCATGGCCTCCATCACCAATTGATTAGGGTTTGCCTGTAGCAACGTGGCTGAACCTGTATCGCCCAGCACATGACCGGAGCGTGAGCCTAGCTTAATTCCTTGTGGGTTGTACTGCTGCCACTGCTCCATGCTTAGGCTATGCGTGATGAATAGGCTTGGCTGGCCAACAATGAAGCACGACTCCTCGTAATCGGCGCTGTTGCGGTAGTGCGCCAGGTTAACGTCGGCAATGTCAGCCAAGGGCGCTTCGTCAATCGTTGCGTCGTTGTTCTTGGCGCCTACAAATTGAAATGGAATTTCCCTCCAGCGTGAGCCGTCAGCCTTTGTTGGGTACGTTTCCTCGCTGTAAGCCTCATCTTCGCGATATAGCTGCGTGGTGTATCCGTCCTCACGTAAACGTAGCACGCGGTATTGCGGTTTTGTTGTGTGGTCAAACTCGTCACGCTGTGCGCTGTAGTTCTCAGCCAACACCACTTGCACTAGCAGGCGACGGCCATTCATGCTCTCAGTGCGCCAGTTAATCACCTGCTCTGCACCATAGGGAATGATGCTAGCCTGTAGGTTCAACATTGCTACTTGTTCCGCGCTTAAACCTTCATCAGCACTTGGGTAGTCCACTAAGAAAGCCGTGCGGCCTGTTTCTAACAGGTTAGACAGCTCGTCTTTAGCTAACTGCACCAATGACAAGCCGTCGCCTGTAGCGTCGTTCAGCAAGTAGCCCATTAAATCCGGCACTACAAAATCAGGCTGCTTACGGAAAGCCGCACCAACAAGCGCGTTTTTTGTCCGACCCGTAAAGTTGGTATATACCGCCCGTTTGATATATTGACGGTAGCGGATTGTCTCAGTTCCTTTTGATTCCTCGCCCGATTCGTTATCAGGAACCGGCAAGTAGGCGTGCTTTTTCTCTTTAACAGCCCGTGAACCTTTTACAGCGTCACGGGTGCGCGTCCAAACAGGTGCGTATTTAGCATACTCAGGGTGTTGCGTGCTTACTGTCATATTGTGTCCTTTATGCGTATTTTACGCACTTTACATAGCAAAGCCAAAGCTGACGTTAGCCACAGGCCGAATGATGGGCATTTCAAATGCTATCGGGTAAGTCGTTGCATCGTTTTGGTGGTCGTTGCCGCTTGTCTTGTCAGGCTCGCCATTTTTGTAAACCTGCTGCTCTAAACTTTGTGCAACAGTAGGGCAAGCCTTGGTGCTAATAAATATCCGGCCACCTTCTAATGCCGCGTTCGTAGCCATGATTCTATCCCTAACGCTTGGGTTTTTGCTATTTACCCTAACAGTGAATCCCGCAGACTCCAACAAAGATATATCAGACAAAGATGCGTTAACCGTCTTGCGAGCCTTCCCGCTTGCGTCTGGGTATATGTAAATCTTGTGGCCGTTGTAACGCTCTTTAATGATTCGTATCATTTCTGGCGTATCGTACATATTGACCAACTCATCTACAGCGTGCCATTGGCTGCCACCGTCTCTGCGTACATACACGGTAGCCGCTTGCTTAGTTACGTTAAAGTCACAACCGATAAACAATGGTTCCGCTCCCTTTTCGTCTTTGCGTATAGCCTCGTTTGTATTATGTGCCGTGCGGTTATAGCTGGCGTAGACTGTGCCACTGTTTAAGTTCACAAAGCTGCCGTCTAAGTACGCGGCTAACAAGTGCTCAGGATAGATTTCCCTCAGCCCGCTAATGTAATCGGGCGGCAGGTGTGGGTTTGACTCGGTTGGCGCTTGGATTATTTGGTAATCAGGCTTTGGCGTCTTCTTCCATGTCTCATATACAAACCTAAACCCTTCTGGCGTAGTCGTAACCCCTACTGTATTCGTCTCACCGCTTAGTTTCTTTTGCCGGTTACGGGCTAGGATTTGCCGCCACACATAAGCCGCGTCATCTTTCTTTAGCGTGTCCAGCTCGTCGACATCAGCGTCGGCGTGCTCGTAGCCAACAATCCGGCTTGGGTTGTCCATAGAGCGAAAGTAAATCACCCCGTAGCCGTGTATGTCAATGTAGTTGCTAGGCGACTTTACCAACGTGTAAGCAATGCCCAGTTCGTTCAGCGTTGCCTCAAACCTTGGGAAAGCAATCATGCGGATTAAGTCATAGGTCGGCTCGTAGAAACCCCTATTGCATCCAGGATTACGCAACAAACCCAATATTGACCGCAAAACAGCCGCCTCAGTCTTACCTGCACCAAACCCAGCTACAAACGCGGGAAATCGCTTTGTCGCTGTAATGTATTCGTGCTGTGGTCTAGTTGGGTTTATTGTCGCCACTTGGTGTTATATAGTTGATGTTAACCGTTGGACGTGTGTCGGTTTGCTCTTTGTCCTCTTTCCAACCTGCTTGCGTCTTTAAGTAAAAGATAGCCGCCGATATGTTACCTGCCTGCGCTTGCCCAATCAGATTCTTTGCCACATTACCAATGGCTTTGGCCTTGCCTCTTTTATACGCATCAAAAACCTCGGGCTGTCGGCTCTCTACTTCGCGCAAGGTTGTCTCGCTAATGCTGAAGTAATCAGCCATTTGCCCTTTAGATAATACAGCGGCAAGCGCCTCTACCTGCGCCACCTGTGTGGTATCGAACACTACTATTGGGCGTCCTCCACCATCGCCTTGGTTTCCTATCTTAGCCATTAGCAACCCCTGATAAATGGAGCGTGTCGGTCGGTACTGCCCCGCCCAGTTCCAAGGGGTGCTCGGAATCATGCTTTTTGACACGCTTAGGGTATGGCTTTGCTAATGGTGAAATTTTAGCACGCATTTTATCGTCTAGCGGCATTAAATACTTGTGTTTCCCTTTTGTAAAAACTTCTTTTGCATTTGGGTCTATATGTTTTTTTACGGCATCTATACTTTGCTTTACGCCCATCGAATGTATGCTTTTATTATGTCGCACTCGACCATTTACTAAAAATCCTTGTCTATTTTCAGCGTTAAACACGCCCTCATAAATCCAGTTAGTTGCTTGGTAAATGCCTCCGTGATGCCCTACATCTAAATCAGCATAGCTAACTATTAACTTTAATCCTTGGTTACTTTTTGCAAGGAATTTAATAGCCAACATCATTATTTTACTAACTTGTGTCTTGTGTTTGGTAAGTGCAACCCTAACTAACTCAACACATTCATCTTGTCCTAGTCCATAGGGCTTGGGCATATTGTGGTTTGCACCTCGACCAAACAAAACGGCGCCAATAAACTTGCCATCTTCCCACGCCCCAACCTTTACCAGTTTACCAACTGGCAAGCATTTGCTGTAATGCCAATTCTCGCATGCATACTTTGCTGCATCATAGCTTGCCCAGTCAATTTTTAGTTCAGGCTTGTCTTGCATCAAACTCACTCCCGCACTTAGGGCAACAAATCCATTTTGGGTCTAACTCATCTAGTTTGCCTTGATCATCTTCTGTTGCAGGCTCAAAATTTACGTCAGACATTAACCTACCAAGCTCATCCATGTCAAAGCCGGTTAAACCTAAGTCAAAGTCCAAGTCCTTTAATTCAGTCAACTCAACTTTAAGCATTTCATCATCCCACCCAGCATTTAGCGCCAGCTTGTTGTCGGCAATGATGTAGGCTTTCTTTTGCGCGTCTGTAAGGTTTCTTAGCCGTATGCATGGCACTTCTTCCAGCCCCAGCTTACGTGCCGCCATAGTGCGACCGTGCCCAGCAATGATGCCGCCCTCTGCGTCTATCAATATAGGGTTTGTGAATCCGAACTCGCGTATGCTAGCTGCTATCTGCGCGACTTGCGCGTCTGAGTGCGTGCGACTGTTCCGTGCGTAGGGAATCAGCGCCTCAATAGAGACTTGTTCGATTTGCTGTTTTGCCATTTTGACCCACAAGGTAAAAATTTGCACTTACGGACTTAACCCACAAGGTTACGCCCAAGCCAAGCTATCTTATCACCATTTAACTTTGTCCGCCCAATATGCTGCGCTCATTTTGCCCTTCGCAATATTGTCAGCGTGCCTAGCCTTAAACGACGCACGCCTTGCCTCGTCTGCTTTTGACTCACCTTCCCGCTTAGGTGACCCGCTTACGCCTTGCTGACCAAAGCGGATTAGCTTCACATCTTCGCCAGACTTTGCAAGAACCGCATGGCTTTTCTCTGGATGGCTTGGCGTGCGCTTTGGCTCGTTGTACCCTTTAAACGTTTCTTTGCCTCGTTTGATGGTTGCCATTGTGTTTACCTAAAAAAAAACCGCTACGGTAGCGGTCTAAAGTCGCTACAAACGACTAGGAGAAAGAGCCTTCATTGTAACCTCTCTTTGAGCAATTGCCTAGCTTCTGCGTTGTAGTGCCTGGCAATCTCAACCAGACCTTCTTTGGTGTACTTCCTCAGCGTGCTGTCAGATTCGAGTAAGTCTAGCTGG